TTACGAGGGCTTTTTTTATGTACGCATTTTTATCCCTTTTGTTTCAATATTAGAAAGTATTGATTTCATTCCTGCAAGGTCTGTTTCCATTTTATTTAGCTTGTAAGTATTAGCCTCTATTCCTGCAAGGTGTCTTAGCTGTTGAGCGGCATTGCTTTGCATAGATTGGTGCATTTCCCTGATGAAGTTAGCGGTTTGTAAAGTAGCATTCTTTATCTCAGCACTTAACTGGGTTTGTAACCTAAATTGTCCATTCAATTCATCCGCACTATCCTGGCTCATTCTTGCAAAACCTTTCTCTACTGCTTGGCGTTGCTCATTTAGAAAATCGTAACCTAAATTACTACTCATTTCATTCCAATTTTTTAAGAATTGTTGCATTTCACCGATTTTGCCTTTCATCCTACTGGAAAATTCAGCTATAAGATTTGCAGTAGTATTAGCATATTCTTCACTACTAACATTCCCGTCTCCTGCTACTTTGTGCATTTTCTTTTGAAATTCCTTAAAATCTTTTGCAACAAACAACTCATACATCAACTGCTTACCGAGTTTGTTAATAATGTTCCCCACTGACTTAGAAAAGTTCTCAAAAGCGTCTTCTCCTTTTTTTAACGAATCGACAACACTATCTATTATAGAAGTGCCCATTTCACCAAAAGTTTTATTAAGATATTCATCAAACTTTTTTTGTGATTCTAAGGCTTGTTCGTATTGTTGTATGATAGTTTGTAGAGCTTGTTTTCCTGCTCCTTCAAACTCCTTGTTATTAACAATGCTTTTAGCTAATTTTATATCAAATTCCCCCGCTTTATCAATTAGTTGTGGATACTCTGAAAGCAAACTATTATATTCAGTATGGGATTTCCCCCAAAACCAAGCTCCTGTTGTATAACTACCTGTTGCAATTTTAATATTCTCTAAACCAAGATAATCATCGCCTTCCCTGTTAGGTGACCGATATCCATAACTACGGAAACTTGTGCCAGCGTCCTCATAACGTTTTTTTAGATTAAAACCCATCCTGCGCTCTAAATCGTTCCACAGTCTGTTGTATTCTTTTAAATCACTCAAAGCGTTATTGATGTCTTCCGTGCCGAATATAGATGTATTTTCTTTGTGTAACATCTTCTCTTCCCAAAGTAGTCGGTTGTATTCATTCTGTTGGTTTATTTTTGACTGAGCTATTTCTTGTAATTTTTTTTCGTGAGCTAAACGCTCTTTTGCAGCTCCCTCAAAAGCACCAACCCCTAAACCTACAACAGCACCAATAAGAGCCCCCCAGCCCTTTCCTACACTTGCACCCATTTGTGCAAAAGAGAGAGTTTTGTTGATAATATTCCCCACATTCTGTAAGGTACGCCCTAATTTCTCTAATGATGAGTTTCCTGTACTTTGTCCCAATCGCTCAAATTCTTGTCCTAACTGTCCAAATTGTCCTGTGATTGATTGCGCTGACGACAACATACCATTGAATGCTTCTTGCCACTCGGCAGTGTTTGGTTTGGCTTTGAATAGATTTTTGATATTTGTACCAAGTTTGCCAAAGACCGTATCGCTCTTATCGGCGGTGTCTCTTGCTTGTTCGAGTTGCTGTTTGAGATTGGTTATAAACTCTACATTGGCGTTATCGTCCATATTGAGCACCTTTGCTAACTCGTCAATTTCAGCTTCTGCCTCTGTTATGGTTTGGCGTATTTCCTTGACTGTCTTTTTGCGTAGGTTGTCGAACAATTTAGCAATGGCTGTACCCTCTTTTTTGTAGAGTATATCCAGCTTTTTGAGTTCTCTCGCTTTTTCGTCTTGTGCTTTTTTGACTTGTGGCGCATCTGCACCTAATTTAGCTTGTAGGGCGGCTATATCGGCATTGTATTTCTCCTCAATAGCTTTGCGCTGGTCAGTATAGGTTTGATACTTTTCTAACAAGTCCTTATACACTTGTTCCTGCTGCATACGTTGGTACTCAGCATTATCAGCTAAAAGTACTTTTTCATTTTCAGCAAGGCGGGCTTTTTCAGCATTGATGGCTTCGGTATTGGTGTCAAAATCTTTTCCTTTTTTCCACGTACCAGCAGCTTCGGCTTTTTGTTTTTCGGTTTCGATAAATGCGGCTAACTGGTCTTCTGAACGCCTTCTAATTTCCTCTTCTTGCTTGTCGTATTCCAATTGAATGATGGCAAAGCGTTTGTCCGCCCCGTCTTGCATTATCTTAATGCGGGCTTCTTCACGTGCAAAAAGATCATCTTGAATTTGTCGGTTGTGGTCTCTTTGGGCTTTTTCGGTGTCGAACTCTGGGAGGGTGTTTTTGGCAGTTATTCTTTTGGTATTGTTTTTAGCTGATAAATCATCTCCTGTACCCTTTTTGTATTCTTCAAGAAGTGTTTTTAATTTAGCCCTTTTTTCGTCTAATTCATTTAATTCCTCAGTACTTATATTCGTGCCCTTTTTATTTCTTGCTTCTGCTTCATTTATCTGTTTTTGTAGAGCCAAAATCTCATTCTTCTTTGCAACAAAATCAGTAGTTTGGGTTTTAGCTTGTTCAATCATTTTTATATGTTCTTTGTATGCCTGATTGAAACGTCCCAGCTCGTTAAAGTCGTATTTAAGAAAAGGATTTTGAATATCGTCTGTTATCTTGAAATTACTACCTACTGATGGTGATTTTTTAATATTATATGCGTCATTGATTTGCTTTCTTATCCTGTCTAACTCCGCTTTACTTTTACCATTGAGAGAGTTTGCAAATTGACTCACATCAATACCTACTACCACATTTTGTTGTTTTTGGAGTACTAACTTATCTCTTTCAACTTCTCTTTTTAGACGGTCGATTTCTCTTTGAGTACTCATAGCAATTCGACTGTCAGACGCTTGCATTTTTACCAACTTTTCTATTTGGGACTCTTTGGCTTTGATAGCTTCTTGAGTTTTTCCTATTGCGTCACGAGACATATTTTCATTCATTGTCTCATAACGTCCGTTTAAGTCTTTAAGTACTTGAGACATTTCTCTCAATACTTGATTGAGAGATGTGTATTTATCAAGCACGCTACCTGTGCTACTTTTTAACGCTAAAAAAGCCTTATTCCTTTCGTCCCACGATTTAGTTTCGTCTTGAATAGTAGATATTAGTCCACTAATTCTGTTTTTTTCGTCATCAATAAGGTTGGCTTGTTCTTTACGTAATTGGTTGTGTCTTTCAGTTGCTTCGGCATTAGCATCGGTACTATCTTTCAGTGACCATAATGCAACAGCCAACCCCACCAATGCAGCCGCTGCAAGGGCATAAGGATTAGCAAGCATTGTAAGATTGAGGAGTTTTTGGGCTTTTTCAACAAGTACCAACCACGTATAATGAGCCATTTCGGCAACAGTCATTCCTGCTGTACGCGCTGCCACCACTTGCTGTACAGCGGCTGTAGCGATGAGTGCTGCTCGATATGTTCCGTAAGAAACAATAAGCCCCGCAATGAGTTTGCCGATAGTCTCATAGTTTTCCACCAAGAAAGAAACGCCTTTTATCGCCCCCGATACAATCCCCTCGCTTGATTTACCTATCTCATTAAGCATTTGGTCGAAATTATCTTTGAGGTTGGATATTTGCCCGCCTAATGATTTACTTTGCTCTGCCATTAGATTATAGAATAGACCGCCCTCATTAGTCATATTCTTAATAACGGCTTGTATTTCGGTAAATCCTATTTTGCCCGCGCTAACCATATCTTTGATTTCGGTTTCGCTCTTACCTACTACCTTACTCAATTCGGCTATGATAGGAATACCTGCATTCATAAACTGGTATAGGTCATTGGTCATTAACTTGCCTTGCGCTTTGACTTGCCCATATACGTGAATGAGTTGCCCCATAGGTACTCCTAATCCTGAAGCTACATCGCCCATACGTCTAAGCGTTTCGGTTACCTCTTCAGCGGGTACTTGAAAGGCTAATAGCTTTTTTGCTCCCTCAGATACTTCTTCCAATCCGAAAGGTGTTTTTGCAGCAAGGTCGGTGAGTTGTACCATTAATTCGTTAGCCTTTTCCTTACTTTTGAGCATAGTGCCAAAAGATATTTCGAGTTGCTGAAATTGTGATCGTACGGCTACCATTTGACTAATGAATGATTGCGCCCCTTGTAGTGTGAAATAGGCGGTTGCACCTTTGAGGAGGGTTTGCCATACATTAGCCTGCTTTTTGCCCTCTTCAACGGCTTTATTTGTCATTTGCTCGAATTGCTTTTTGATAGCCTCGACATCTTTTTGTATCTGTGATTGGTCGGCTCTTACTTGGAATAATAGAGCCCCGTCTTGTGGTTGCATAGTTAAATATTTGCGGATTTTATTTTTGATAGGAAATCCCCATAATTGGTACGTTTTTCTGATTTCTGAGGTGCTTTTTTTGTGTCTTTATCCTTATCATAATCATAAGAGGGGATAACGGCACTATAAAGCATTACATTGGCATAACTCATTTTTTTCAGTACATAGTCAAAAGGTAGTCTGTACTGTTTAGCGAATGAGCCTACAAGTCCCCAGATGCTGTCATTTCGGTCTCCACTTCCTTCGTCGGCTTGGTTATCATCATTCCTTTGAGGGAAGTGGTAATGACGAAAAAAGCGCGTATATCCATTTGCCCTAACACTTTAAAAAAAGTTGTTGATACTTCATTAATGGGGGCTTTCATTAGCTTTTTAACGAGGCTTTCGCCTTTGGTTACGTTCTTTTTTCTTTTCCAAAACTGCCATTTAGGATAAGTTTCTACTTCGGTAAAATTATCACCTAATACGATTGCTGATATAGCCCACGCTATATTTTCATACTCTTCAGCATTGTGTATGATTGAACCGAATATATTCCCCTCACTAATAGTGTCAGTAGGTATTTTGCTGATGTACTTTGAAGCCCTTACGAGGGTAAAAATAGAGGGCGGAGCGACTTTATACGCTTCGCCCCCAATGGTTACTGTTGTAGGTTCTTCAAGTAGGGTTTGTGCTACTTGCTCTTCCATAGGTTACGCTACTTTTTCTACATTAATAAATCCTTTACCACCATTAAGGATAGTGATTTCTACCTCTACGTTGTAGCCACTATCCTCTGCATAGGTAAGTGTACCACTTATAGAACAGTAAGGAATTTCCAATTTTTCTGCTCCACTGTTTTTAGGGGTGATAGATACAGAAAATTTCTTTGTAGACACAAAGGAGTTGATTGTAAGTTTATCCCCAACTTCAGTGATGTCCCAAATTTCAGAAAGTAATGCCTTGTTAAGGTTTTTAACAGTACATTTTACTTTCAAGGTAGGTTCGCCTTTCATTTGGTCTATGATTTTACCACCAATGGCTGTCCATTTTAGTTCTTTACCATCTTCTTTTTCAAAAGAAAAACTATCTTCTTTGACGATACCCAATGTTTTGAGTACAGTACCCATAGCACCTCCTGCCCCTGGTGCACCAAACTTAAATTCTATTTCGCCCCAAGCGGTGGCGTTGTTATCTACGTATGCCATAATCTTTAATTATTAAATGTGTTATACCTAAATTTTACTTTTGCGTTGATGAAAAACTGTTTTATATCCGTATCTTCAAAGGTTTGTATCATCTGATGAAGTTGTAACTTGTAATTGCGAAGGGCTGTTTTAGCTTCTTCAATGATAGGCATTAAAGCCTGCTCAATAGCTTCACAACGTACAAAGTTTTTCCTATACTGATTATCGTTATTTTTGACCGTAGGGACAAAGATATTGATGTTAATCACCCCCGTTTGATATTGACCGTCTAACCCAGTAAGGAATGATATTACACAATCCTCTTTTTGTGAGTTCAAAGGGCGTACACCACTACGGTAGGTTTGCCCATTGATAAGTGTATTTATCTTATCCTTAAAGTACTTATATAGGTCGGTTTCTATTTGTGAGGCTGTTTTTTTCATTGCGATAATGCTTTTAGGAGTTTTGGTACTTCTTTTTCGGCTAATAATTCAGCTGATGAAAGTACATTGTAATTGCGTGCTTCTACATAAGCAGCGTACTTCATTCCTGCTACTACTACCAGTACAAAACCTTTTGGGTATTGAGATATTACCTTATTGATGAACATTTCGCCCTCTTTTTGTCCATTACCTCCTGACTTAGTGAGTTTAAAACCTCCTTTTTCAATGG